ATGTATTCAAATTATTCAGGAGTTAGAGGGTGTTATGATTGTGGAAATCCATATTTGTATGGAAATAGTAATTGCAACTGTAACAGTTAAAATAAAATAATATGGCATCAAACGAGCATAAATTTTTACTAGATGGTAATAGGCATTTTCCTAAAGGATATGAAAATGCAGATAATAATTCTTATTTAGGAAAGACAAGTGGACTTAATCAAATTGATAAATCAGGTAATTTAGCTTGGAGTTATCAGCTAGAAACATTTGTTTTAAGGATAGATGGTGCTATAAGTACTCTTGTTGATTTAGACAACATTAGGATGCCTTATGATTTTTACTTAACCAATGTTAAAGCAAGTGTTTCTGCTGCTAGTAAGGGTATATTAACAACAATATCTATATTAGAATCAGGAGTTTCAATACTCTCTACCCCTTTAACAATACTTGCAGGAGAAAAAACTTCTAATACTGCTACAACTCCTGCAGTTATATCTGATTATCAATTAGGAAATGATAATGAAATATCTGCAAATGTAACATTATCAGGAAGTGGTACGGCACCAATAAGTTTAAAGGTATACCTTACAGGTTATAGAATGAAGGATTAAAATTAATAATGAAATCTAATATGAGAGATACAACGGAGGTTTTGCTTGCAAATGCAGGGGTAATAGGTATGAGTATAAGTGATTGCAATGAAATTTTAACATTTATTTCTCTTTTATTAGCCATCTTCTACACAATTTATAAATTTATAAAACATAAAAAAAATTAAAATATAAAAAATTATGGCAAACACAATAGTTTCATCTACACTTAGCATTTCTATCAATGAGAATATAATTATAAATGGAGTAACATACGGAAATTCTATAATCAGAAACATAGGTGGGAATGGAAAAGCTGACCAAAGAATGATGTGTATTACTAGCACGGCATTTACAAGTATTTTTAATTACAATACTTCACTTCCTGATATTGCAGGACAGGGCGTTAGCTCTGCATTTTCTTATTTTAGAATTACAAACACCGATTCAGCTATTGGAGTTACTATTAGAATGTCTACAGGTAGTGCTGTATATACTTACCAATATTTACCTGCAGGAACAAGTGCTATTTTAATGGCTAATACGGTAGATATACAAAATTCAGCTTCTAGTGTGCCAACTTTAAGACCTATAACTTCTATTAGTGCTAAGGCAGACACAACTTTAGGAAAAGGAAATAATGAAGTTTATGTAGAATATCTTGCAGTATTTCAAGGTGGATATACTCCTGTAGAGGGAGTAGAAGGAGGAGAAGTATATACTCCTTAAAGAGGAAGATAAGAAAGATATTAAAAATAATGGCAAAAGTTAAATCATCTATAAGGGTATTTACAAAAAAAGTAACAAAAAAAAGATCAGGAGTTCATTCAAAAAATGCTTCAAAAGGGCAGAGTGGATATAAAAAACAATATAGAGGACAGGGTAGGTAATATGTATAACGATAAGCTAAGAAATATGAATATAAAATACTTTAAGCTTTCTGAATTTGACAGCCCTGATGAAATTGGTTCAGGAAATAATATGTGTTTAATTTTTTTAAACAAATTAGATAAGGCTAGAGAACTTGCAGGAATACCATTTAAAATAAATTCAGGCTATAGAACACCTAAACATAATGCAAAAATTGGAGGCGTTAAAGGTTCGGCACATACAAATATACCTTGTAACGCAGCAGATATAAATGTCGTGGGTACAGCAGGAAGATTTAAAATTATAAACGCTGCTTTAAAAGTAGGCTTTAATCGTATTGGAATTGGAAAAACTTTTATACATTTGGACACGGATTTAAAAAAAAGCCAAAATATAATTTGGCATTATTATTAATTTAAAAAAAAAAAATGAAAAATTGGGTTATAAAACAAGTTTTTGCAAGTAAGAAATTTTGGTATGCTGTTGGGTCTATATTAATTCCACTTATTGCTACATATCTTGGAGTTGCTGAAGAAACTGCACAAGAAATATTTTACGCAGGAATGGCATTAATTCTTGGTCAAGGAATAGCAGATATCAATAAAAAATAAACAAAAACATTGTTTTTTAAAAAAAAAAGATTACCTTTGTTGTCTAATTTTGAGTGTTTCATAGTTAGATGGTTTTTAGTTAAGAGTGAGAGGTTAATAACTTCTCACTTTTTTTTTATATAAATATATTCTTTGTATAAATTTGCGTATGGAAAATAATGGAAAAAGGCTAAGGCTTTCTGCAGAAGAAGCTAATTTAATTTATCAATACAGAGCAAAAACCTTACTTAATATTAATGATAATTCAGCATTAAGCCAACATCTATTAGATAGAGGTATAGATAAAAAAGATGTGGTTTCTGTAAAGCATTGGCAATCTGCTAGTGGAGATTATAGATTCTCTATAGTTACAAAAGAGGATTGTGGATTAAATGAGCAGGATATTTTTAACGATATTAATAAGTTTATATCAGAATATTCTCCTAAATACAATCCAATAAAAAGAAAAGAAGGAACTCATTTGCTAGTAATTAATCCTGCAGATATTCATATAGGTAAATATTCTAATGAGAAAGAAACAGGAGAGGGTTATAATTGTGAAATTGCTGTTAATAGAGTATTAGAAGGGGTAAGTGGACTTATTGAAAAATCAAGTGGATTTGATATAGATAGAATACTATTTTGCATTGGTAATGATGTACTACATATTGATAATGTTTATAATACTACCACCAAAGGAACTCATCAGGATACTGATGGTAAGTGGTGGGAGCATTATGAGATTGCTTTAAATATTTATGTTAAGGTTATAGAAATGCTTAGAAAAAAAGCTCCTGTAGATGTATTACATTCAATGAGTAATCACGATTATCAGAGTGGGTTTCATTTAGCTCATACTTTAAAATCTTGGTTTAGAAATGCAGATGATATTACCTTTGACATTAGTGTTGCTCATAGAAAGTATTATCAATATGGTAATAATTTAATAGGATTAGAGCACGGAGATGGGGCTAAAATGGATACCCTTCCTCTTTTAATGGCTCAAGAAAGACCAAAAATGTGGAGTGAAGCTAAATTTAGATATTGGTATTTACACCATATACATCATAAAGTAAAACGCAAATGGCTAGATGCCAAAGATTTTATTGGAGTAACAGTAGAATATATGAGAAGCCCATCAGCAGCAGATAGTTGGCACTCAAGAAAGGGGTTTTGTGGTGCTCCAAAAGCCTGTGAAGCATTTATTCACGAAAAAGAAAGTGGTCAAGTGGCAAGACTAACTCATTACTTTTAACTTTTTACACTTTATATTATACCCTATACTATACCGTTTGCTAAGGGTATAGCATACCTCTAAGGATAAGGATAAAGATAAAGCTAAGGCTAAAGCTAAGGTTAAAGTTAAAGTTATTACTAGAGTATATATTAACTTTTTACATATTTTTTTAAAAAAACTTGCTAAATAATTTGGTATATTAAAAAAATGTTGTATCTTTGCCACGAATTTTAAACAAACAATTAACTAAATAACTAACCAAACAAAAACAAAATGAAAAAAAAGAAAGACTTAAAAAGTAGAACCTATAGTATAACTGAAGTAAAAGATATGCCTTTAAAATATCCTTATGGTCGTTATGATGCTGAAATGACTGATAGTTATGGTACACATAGAGAATGTTGTTTTAATACTCACAAACTAGCAATTCAATGGGTTTATTATATGTGGGAAAATGAAGATTTTTATAATTCTTCAAGTGGAGATGATTCACTAAGTAAAGCGATACAAAACTGTATAGAACTAGATAATAAAGCAGGTAGAGATAATGGAGGTCTAAGTGTAAATAAATAATAAACTAAAAAACTAAAACTATGAAATCACAAACAAGTGATATTCTACAGCACTTAAAAAATGGTAGAAACTTAACACAAAAAGAAGCTATAAATGAGTATGGAGCTTATAGGCTATCAAGCATTATTTACTCTTTAAGAAAGAAAGGATATGATATAGAATCAACGCCAATAACAATATTGACTAGATATAAAAAAACAGATGGACTTCCTAAAACAACTAATATTGCTAGTTACAGATTACAATGTAATATATATAAAGAGTATTTAGAATCATTAAAAAAATCTTAGCTATGGGACAATGAAAAGAAGAATATATAGC